ATCCGAGCCAAAAAAGAAGCTCGTCTTGGATTATCACCACTCTTAACAGGAGGTTTCAATGTGCCTCCCTTATAAGAAGCACGACCCTTTGCATTTAATCCACCTTTAGGATTCTTACCCTCTTTGCGTGTCCATGCAGGTGTCTTAGCCATGACTATCTTCCTTGCCTTCTATGTAGTCCTCTACAGTAGTTCCCGTAGAAGTAATTACTTATCCTATTAAAGAGTTTAAACAATCTAAAATGTATTTCAATCATAACGTACCTTTTTGAACTATAATGTTTGAATGAGACCACTGTCATATTAACGAACAGACTTTTTTAACCCCCCTATCTATGTCAGGTCTATGCTCACAGATATATTACCTTGGACTAAATGCATTGCTTTATCTACAGGCTTATATCCTGCCCTATCTAGTATATCCTTGGAAGCTTCTAGCTGTACGTACTCAGACTTAGCACTACTCGCTAAGTCTAGTACCTTCCTAGAAGCTATCGTAGCATTAAGACCAATACTTTCTCTTATTCTCTGTTGCATATATTCTTGGACATGAGGCAATCGCAAAGTCTTACTGGCTGTCACTCTACCAGATTCACCTTTTGCGTATCCAGACTTTGCACTGGCCTCTTTAACACTACAACCAGTTGCTACAATCGTATCAACTAGAGTCATCTGTTTATTGGTTAACTTAAGCTGTTTTAACAAGAGAATCCCCCTTACCCCCTTTTATGACACAGCCCTAAATTCGCTGTCAAGGGCTTTTTTATTCCCCTTTGATTACAATGACTTAAGGGGGTAAGTGGGGATACTGGAAAAGATGGGAAAAGAGTTTTGTTGTTGTTCCGTCATTCTAAGATTCCGTAAATCTGTTATATTATTGCTGAGTACTTCCAAGAATTAAGTTAGTCTTTTGAAGTATTTTGTAAGACCTCCTGCAGTAAAATTGAACATAAGGCTTTGGTCTATCATAGTTTTTATATGTAAAGTAAAAAAAACGTATCCACCCTTCGGGCAGACCCTCGTGTTTTTTGCTTTACATCTCTATTGTGTCACGCTTAGGCGTGACGCTATTAGTAGTATAATAACTATGCTTGACCGAGCTTATTGTTAATTTTACTACAGGAGGACAAAATGACAATTCAAAACACAAACTTAATGGAAGTACTAATCAATAACCTAACAGATACTACATCTAAGAATGACTCTAAGTTAGAGAGTAAGATGAAGTACATCTATAAATGTCATATTGGTACATTGAATAGATTAATTGCAAGCATGGAAACAGAATATGAAACTGGGTCAGCTATGTTGCTTGAGATTATTGATGACGACTACGACCTAGACGCTAAAGGTGGCTATGGTCGTGGTGCTTTTGAACGTTATACTGGCTTTGGATTCCCAAATGACTTTGATAAACTTGATACTTATCTTGGTGAGTTGAGAGTTCGTATCGATCAGATGACTGGCTACAGAGCTATTGAACAGGAAAACTTCGAGTCCAAGTGGGGTACGTTAACGTTCAAGAATGGTTCTTCTACTAACAAGCTAACTGATAAGCAGAAAGCTAAACTCAAAGAAAAGTATGCTAAGGCTTAACAGCCTTAGCAATCTCTACTCAGTAATACTGAGTAGAGATATTATATCTTTTTCTTTTTCAAAAATGGTTAAGCTAGTTCAACACGGAATAGATTGGTTTCGTGCTTCTTGAATAAAGTTGTAATAAAGTTAAACTGATGATTAATTTTTTATGAGGAGGATAAATTATGAACAAGAAATACATCAAACTACACATAAATAATACCAGTGATACTGGTTACAAATCTAAGTACTACAGGGATATGCTTGTAGAATTAGGTGCGTCATTTACATTGTTTGCTATCGTAGGATACGTACTCTATGTAGTATGGCATATATTTTAACGATTCAATATGGAGGACAATATGAATCACATGACAAAGACAGGACTAGAAAGACTAACCGCAGATCATTGGGAAGACTATGCTTTCCCAATAGAAACTGTACCGATCAAAGCTAACGTACATGATGATCCATCAGGTGACATACCAATACCTGATCGTGTTGCACTGATACGATCCGATACTAATGAGTATCTAGCAACACACTCATTGCAGTACAGACCAGTGTTACATCAAGATGTAGTGATGCCTGTAATGAATATCCTTGATCGTATATCTAAGAACTATCATGTTAATGTACGTATGCATGACAATGGTGCATTGATGGTAGCCAAGTTTACTTGCAAAGATATCTTGATAGAAGATCCATCACTCAATGATTACATTGCTTATCAGATAACATTGCGTAACTCATACAATGGTATGTGGTCAGTGATGATCAATGCGTATGGCTTGCGTATGTTCTGCATGAATGAATGTACTACACCTGATAAGATTGCTAACTTCAAACTCAAACACAATGGTATCTTCAACTATAACTTTGAGCATCTTGAACATTCAATAGATGTGTTTCGTAATAGTGAAGCCAAGTACAAAGCATGGCACAAACAAAGTGTAACAGATACTGTAGCAACAATGTTGTTTGAGAAGCTATGTTACTCAGCAAGACCAACAATAGATGGTAAGCACTACAATGCAACGCAGGTATACAACCTTGAAAGACTATGGTCGCAATACAAAAGCGAGATGGGTCATACAGTATGGAGTCTGTACAATACAGTAACACACTGGGCATCACACCCAACAGAAGTATCAAGACCAGAGAAGACAAAGGTGGAACGTAACAATGCGTTCACTAAATACTTACAACACAACAACAATATATTTATTGACACACAGGAGGTAATCAATGTCTAATCAATATTACGAACAACTATTAGAACAAACATATGAAAAAGTAGCTGATATGTCTGTCGATAAGTTCATGTCTATGTGCGAAGAATATAACATGGAAGTATCAGTAATAGATAGTTTTGCACAAGAACTAACATATAAACTAGTGGAGGCTAGAAGCGAATGATTACATACACAACAAAAGAACTCAAGCTATGCACTGAGATATCACGCATTGCATCACCAGAAAACTATCGATCAATGTTCCAACATATGATTGATGTAGCACAGCCATATGGCAATGATAACTCAGAGGTGTGGGTCAACAAGATGACTGTCAAAACCACAAAGATGTGGGAAACAATGTATGCAGATCAGCTTGACGATTCAAACGAGTTGTGGCTTGATGAACAATTACGTAAACAGTATCAAGCTGTATAAGTATTCTCTCTAACAAGCCGAAAGGTCACAGTCTTTAAACGGCCTATAGTCTATCCTGTAAGCTGACATTTAGTTCACTTGTGATGACAGATAGGTAGATATTGTTAGAGAGAAGCTGCTTGCTAGTGCAATCATTATGTCCTCCTATGCCTAATGATTGATTGCCCACTAGTAAGTAGCATAAATTAATGGGGGATAATAGGGAGGGTTATCCCCCTTTTTATGGAGATAAATATGCAAACACCTTTAGAAAAAAGAAGACAAAACTATCTTACATTCTTTAAAGATGGAGTGGCTGATGGATTAATCTATGGAGAGATAGATGAAACAAAAAGGTTTTCAACTTATTACAAACAAGGTTATGATTATGGTTTGACTTTATTTGAAGAGCAACAAAATCAACCAAACGAGGTAATCTATGAAACATGGGAGCGAGGAAATGGAAGAAAGATTTGAAGATGTAGCACCAGAGCTAGATGAACTAGATCGTGCAGGTCATGTAAAGATACAGAGCTATCATGATTTTTATCAGGCAATGTTATTCTACCCTGAAAGAACTGATAAGCTACAACCTGCAGGTATGACAGCTACGAATAGAAATTACACGTACTGATGACACCTGAACAAAGGTATCAGTACAATAAAATAATAGACACACTTATCAAACAAAGAAAAGATCAAGGCCTTACTATAGAAAAGTTAGCTATGGAAATAGGTACTGATACCAAAACTCTTGGTGATTGGGAGAGAAAAAATAAAGAGCCAAGACTATTTAACTTGCTGTGTTGGTGCGAAGCATTGCAAGTATACTTAACTGCAACACTTAATGATGGAGAGTTCTAATGAAAGAAAATATTAAACTAACAGATCATGAATGGGTAGTCGTATCAGCTACTATAAAATATGTTTTAAAATTAGTTGAGCCTGATAGTGATACTGCTAAAGAACTTAAAGATATTAGAGATAGGATAATTAATGCCTAGCAAAAGTAAAATCAAAGGTAACTACCACGAGAATTGGTTTGTAAAACTATTCACTTCATGGAAGTTACCTGTAAAAAAAGTACCACTATCAGGTAGTCTTGGTGGTGAGCATACTGGTGACATCAAGCTAGTAATCAATGGCAAAGAATATGTTGTTGAGATAAAGTATAGATCTGTTGATGGATTCCCTAATGTTTTCAAGGTGTTAGAGAATAGAGATCTTGCTATATACAAACGTAAGAATGGTGATCCTAAATGGGTTGCCATTATTCCAGACAAACTATTTAAGGAGATAATTAAATGATATGCGTAATATGCCACAAAGATATTGAGCCTGATCGTGATGATGAAGGTGAAATAGTTTGGGATCAGGGCAATAGTGCTGAACCTATTGATGCAGGTAGATGCTGCAATAAATGTAATGAAACTATTGTACTACCAACACGATTTACAGAAGTAATGTTAGGTGACAAATGAAATATTTAACTGATGCTTGGCAACCAAGCAACGATCTATGTGAGCAAATCAAGGAGGTAAATCACAATGAAGAAACTAAGTACTTTAAATACTTCAATATCCGTAACCAAGTCAGAAGAGATGACTGGAATAATGAATATAAAAAATGGTGTGCAAGATCAAAGACTCGCAGACTTAGTACTAACGCAGCAAAAAGAAATAACACCAAGCAAAGCAACAACACTAACAGTTTCTTTGCTAGAGTCCATGCTGAACTGCGTAATAAGTGAATCAGTTACAGCAGAATATGATTTCAAAAGATGGGTGCTACCACGTGGTAACATATTCAGTGGCACTATCGAAGAACAAAAAGAACAACACAGAAAAACTATTGGCTTGATGAAGAAGCTAATGGTTTGTGCTGATCAAACAACTATTGAAAACTGGATCATGGAAGTCTTGGTATGTACTACTGCACAAGCAAGACTTACTGAAGCAGACTTGGCTTTGAAGTGCAGAGTGTATGCTAGTAAAATGTCTCATATACCTGCTGATATACTTAAGGCTGCGTGTGACGAGATATGTAGAACCAGTACATTCTTTCCATCACTAGCTGAGTTTATCAAATACACAGACACATCTTACAATAGACGTGTTCAATTAGTAGATAACATACTTAGTAAAGTAGCAACTTACTCAGATAAAAATGATCATAATAAATATTTAAGTGCTTGATTTATTTAGTAAAATAGATTAGGCTGATAGCAACTAACTTAAGAACGTGGAGGTTTTAATGACAGTTAGCACAATCAATCCTACTCAATCGCCATACATTGAAGACTTTATTCGTGGCTCAGACATGATAAAAATTATGACTGGTCAATGGAATGAATTATGGAGAATCAAGAAAGGTTTGCAAGGCAGACCTGACTTATCATTTCAATTCAATGTACAACTTGGATTAGCCACAGAAGATTTCAATATCAAATGGGCTGAAGATAATTATATGCTGAAGTTTAACAAACAAGCTGCTCGACAAATGCAGTATGGTTCAATTAAATTAACAGGTACACTTGATGGTTTCTCAGGCACTAATGCTGAAGATGAGATTGAATACATTGGTATCGAGTGCAAGCATACATACTCCTACAATACTATGGATAAGATGCTTGAATATTATATGCCACAACTACAGTTCTATATATGGATTGCTAAACTAAACAAGATGGTATTCTCTGTTATCTTTGGTAATCAATGGAAAGCAGTAGAAGTATATCCATCTCAAGAATATTTAGAATTAATGCAAGAACAAATCAAATTGTTTTGGGAACACATTGTTCACAACACAGAACCTGATGATGCTAATTATAATAATGATGTACTCAGACGTAATGCATCTTCATACATTGATAGTGTACCTATCAACAAGATGACTGCACGAGATGCATCACAAAGCAATAGCTTTACAGAATATACACAACAATATTTGCAACATGAAGATGCTGCAAAAACATTTGAGGCTGCGAAGAAAGCCTTAAGAGAAGAGATCAGGCCTAATGAAAGGGAGGTATACAACGACCTGATATCAGTAAAGAGAGACAAACGTGGATCGGTACGTGTAACAAAGAAAGGGTAAGCCGATCACTACTTACCCTTTATTATCTATAACATCTGGAGGTCGACATGACAGACAATAAAACTAATATCAAGAAAGCAGTTCCAAGTAAAGAGTACAACTTGAAAACTGCTATGCTTGAATTTCAAAAGCTATCCATAAGTGCAAGTAAAGATGGTAAGAACCCACACTTTAAAAGTAACTATGCAACTTTGGAAGCTGTAATACAAGCAGTAAATCAAGGTAATCAGTTTGGTTTATTCTTTACCCAAGAAATAAAATTTATAGATTTATATGACAATAATGAAGGATTAAATCAAAGTAATTTATTTCCGATTGTACGTACTACTGTGCATCATGTAAATGATGACAATATATATGTATCTGAATGTCCAATCATACTGCAACCTGCCTCACTACAAAACCCACAAAAACTGGGAGCAGCGATAACATACTTAAAGAGATACACTTTGCAGAGTGTGTACGGATTACCATCTGAAGATGACGATGGTAACTTGGCAAGCAAGCCTTCAATAAAAACTGGAAACAGTAAATCATCACAAGGAGAACATGACGATGGATTATGATAACACAGACAGAGGTAGCCTATTCAAACCACGAGCAGATGAAAGTCTGCTTGTGCAAGGAAAGATGGATAGCAATCGTGACGAATACAGAATTGTAATTATTAAGTCTTCATTGCCTGATGGCAAGATTGCAAGAGATGTATATCAAAAGGTTGGTACTATGTACGAGAACGAAAAGACAAACGAGAAAGCACCTGACTTCTCAGGGCCAGTACAATTTAATGGTCAAGAGAAACGTAGGATAGCTGCTTGGAAAACTGTATCGAAAGATGGCAGTACTAAGTTCTTGTCTTGTCGTGTTGGTGACTCAACACCACGTACTGACGGATTCAGTAACAGTCAAACAATCGATCATCACATAGATGATGATGTAGAAATACCATTTTAATAGGAGATAACAATGATAGGTAAAGCTAGAAACACAGATCCAAGAACCTCACATGAGGCTGCACAAAGCATGGACACTAACAGACTAGAACGTATCGTACTAGATGCCATCAAAGCACATGGCAAGAATGGTGCTACACATGACGAGGTATGGGATTACTTGCACCAAAGCAAAAGTAATCCCCAATACCGAGAGGGTAGCATCACACCAAGATACAAACAACTAGAAATGAAAGGACACATCTACACAGATGGCACTACCAGAAAAGGTAGGGCAGGTCGTGGGCAACTAGTTAGGTATTTAAATGTACACAAACCAAAAGATTTTAATGCTGAAGATGTTCGTGATGCTGTTTTGTTAGAGCAAGAAGAAAAAGATTACCAAGATGGCATGGCAAATCTACATGAAGATGCTGCTTGGCACAGACACGAGCAATATTTAAAAACTGTGCAAAAAAACAAGTGATTTAAGAGCCGTACAGTAGGGGTAACGCACCCCTGCTGTATGATTGTAACCAAATAATATCTTTACGTCTGTACGTTTTGCATACGCACCACTAAACGGCCTGCCCTATTTGGCACTTGTTTATACCACCTAGAGTTAGTCATTTCGTATGCAGCTTCAAACCAATCACGTTGATCCACTGCTTTTTTCATGTTTTTAAATTTGGATAGTCTTGGTCTGCCCATATTAAACATCATGTTGGCAATGATATGTTGCACATCTACTGGTAGTACATCAAAGTCTTCGTAAAGTTTCTTACATTCATCAATGGTAACGTGTATGTCTTGTTTCAAACAATTCTCTACTCGCTCTTCAGATACAGGAGTACCCACAGGCTTTTCATATTCCTCATCCCATTCTGTAATAAGATGTCCTACTCCCATAGTAGGTAGTCCTAAGTGATCAAGATAGACTTCGTGCTTAACACCTTCGTCTTCTATGATTTCTTTTTTAAATTCCTCCATATTCATTTCGTCAATCCCTTTTGTTTTTCATATGTTCTAAGTCCACCTAAACCTAACATACCCATCAATACTGTCATCAATGATCCCATGTCAAATGTAGGTAACTCAGGTATAGCAACTCCAATATAAGCACACAAGAATATTGTTATGGGAGCTAATACAAAATGCCAACATAGTGCTACACCACAAGTCCAACCTATGAATGGCCTCCACCCTGCAACAAAGATTGACTTATGTTGTGCCTCTGCCTTGTTAATTTCAAGCTGACCTTTAGCTAGTTCTTGTGCATGGTTCTCAGCCATAGTTGCCACCTCATGTGCCAACTTATTCTTCATGTCTTTGTCTTCTATGAACTTACCAAGTAAATTACTTACTGGCCCTATCAATGCAGTTAACATTAGTTATGCTCCTTATGTTCGTGACCCATCCATATACCAAAAACACCTGTCATCACACCCATGACCACAGATACAAATGCTGATTGTGCTGCTGTTGGTGCATCTAAATCCATAAACCATTCAGCACATCTCCATGACATAACTGTACTAGCAAGCATCATACATCTTGGTAGTATCTTCCATTTAAGAAACTGCTCAACTGTAACCACTAGTACACCTTTACTTTGTCTGTATCTACAAAAGGTACGAGTTTACATATACACTCATATGTTTGTGGCTCATCACCTTTCATAAATGTTTGGTTATCTAATACATCTTTGTAATGTATACACACATTAACATTCTTAAAATATATACCACCATTAACAATACCATTTAATGTGCAAGCAAGTAGGAAAGCTGTCATATGATACCTTTCTTTTTGGCTATGATTGCTAGTACTGTAACAACACCTGATAATAAAGCAGTAATAAGTATAGCTAATACAACTTTCATTACTGTTTCTTTTATCTTTTCTTTACGTTTCTCTGCGTTAATTCTAGCTTCTCTTCTAGCTTTGCGTGCATCAGCACAGTAAGATACATAGTCATTGTACAAACCTGCTCTGCCGTATAGCTGCATAAACTCTCGGAGCTGTTCGTTCTTAACTCGAATCTCTTCCAAAGCCATAAACTCTTCTAGGTCATTGTCTTCTTTACCTAGAAAGTTAGTCCAGATACTATTCTTTTTTTTGTGTAAATCTTGTTTGAGTTGTTCTTCAGCACTAACAAACTTGGAGATTGCTGCACCTGCTGAAGATAGTTCTCGACCATTTTGAATGGTCTGTTTAATAATTGCAAAAGCACTGTTAGCGACCACTAGCATTTCAAGCATAGTGTCACCTCAGTAATAAGCCTACCATCATAACAATCATAGTACCTGCTGTACCAATCATAATATGTTCAATGCGTTTGATGCGTAAGATAGTTTCTTTCCATCTCTCAGCACAGACTGCTTCATGTGTGTCTATCTGTGCCTTTACATCACTTGCTTTAACCATTTAACTTACTCCGCTTGTGCTGCAAGATGTGCTGCATAAGCAGCCTTTACTGCATCTGTGAATACTGGTGTGCAGATTGCAGAAACATCTGCATCTTCTGCTGTAAGGTCAGCATCAGGCATAACTACATGTCTATGAAAATTACGGCTAATCTCTGTGCCATCCTCATTAATAATAGTAGCTGTTCTTACCTGTACAGAAGACCAACTACCATTGTTAATTACTTCTATCTTGTCGTTTATTGTTGTCTTAGTCAGTGCCATATTTTATCTCCTTTGGTTGGACTGTCCACGTTCAAGACGCATCAATAGTTTCTTGTAGTTTTTGTTGCTTGAGAGCTTCAATCTGCTCTTCAGTTAATCCAGATATTTCTTCATCTGTTAAAACACCATGTAAGGTATATGTACCATTTGTAATAACAAACTCTGTTCCGTCTATTCTAACTATTTCTGTCATGTTTCACCTTATGTTTGGACAACACCAAACCCTTTCCAAGTTCCTGGAGTACCAGCAGATACGCAAGTCCATCCTAAATATTCTGTTGCTAAAGGATTTCTATTATAAAACTTATCACCTAATTTCCAAGTACCTGCAGCAGGTAAATTATCAGCAAAATAAATTTGCTCCGCAGCTATAAATGGTTGATGATTCCCACCATCTTGACCCGGCAAAGTACTAGAAAGATTATACATAAATGGATTTGAATATACACAATTAAGTCCTGCGGCAGGGTTTGCTCCAAATGGTGACATTTCAAATCTAATAGAACTAAGTGATATTGTTGTGTATGTTAAGAATGAATATAAAATTGTTTGCCTTTCTAATTGTGGCCTACCCTCATTATATTCTGAAAATTGCCATGAATGATAGCCACCATCAATGTCAGTTGTACTGTTTGGTTTAAAGTTAAACGTTGGTCTAATAGCAGCTTCATCAAAATAAGATATCAAAACATTTACAGCAATCCATCTATTTGCTGAAATAGACAATCCACTTACTGTATATGTTATTGTCCCAGCTCCACTTGTTGTATAAGCTGTACCAACAGAACCTTCAATTCCTATAAATGGTGCTGTAGGTGTAGAGTTTGCATCAGAGATAACAACATCAGCTCTGCTATTAGATTTGTCCATGCTTTTGTTATAATACAAAGCAACACCCATTGCTTTAGCAGCAGTAACATAGCTTGTAGGTGAAAAAGTATTGTCAGTAGACATAACATTAAAACTGGCATCAGAATGAACTTTCATACTATTTTCATTCACATAAATATTTGCACATTTAAAAAGTATAAGATCATCAGTGGTTGTACTACCAGAATTAAAATTGTTTTCAATCACAGCACCATTGTTGAAAATAAGATTAATAAGATAATCACCACCGTTTGCTTCGAAGTAATTATTAGCAATACGCAAACCAGTGTAAGTGCCAGACATATGTATTGTATTATCATTGCTTTCAAAGTTGTTTTTCTCAATGATAATATCGTTACCTAATAATGTCATTCCATTTGTATTTTGCCCAGCTTGGTTTCCTACAAAACGTAGAATGTTTACTATTTGACTATCAAGATTTCTCCAAATATTTGTATTACGTGTAATAGTGCAGTTTGTTACTGTTACAAGACCAATACCAGTAGCACCACCGGCATTGTAAACGTCAAAGGCTGAGGTAAAACCATTAACAGCAATACGATTAAAGGTATAATCAGTATTAAATTCTGTGCCTACTTTCCAAGCAATACCTGCAGTAGGCATGTCTCCAGTTTCTAAAGTCGCAAAGTTCAAATCTTCAATACATATTGAAACTTCAGAAGACCCAGCATCTATTAACAAAGCTGCTCTATCAGTATGAACAGGCATTATAGTAGGTAAACAATCTGGTTGTGCATCAAATATTTGTGAGTATTGTTTAAATCTACCAGTGCCTACAAGTTTATAAACTCCTGGAAGTGGCACTATAGCAGCAGTTGTCTTATATGTTCCATTAGGAAAAAACAATGTTCCACCTGATCTTCGAAAAGGTGTCATTACACCACCATCACCAAGTGTGGCCAAATAATCAAGAGCAGCTTGAATTGCAGCAGTATCGTCTGCAACTCCATCTCCAACAGCACCATAATCTTTTACATTAATTATAGCACCATCAATCATACGATTATTTATTTTTGTAAGTGACATTTTTTACACCCTAAATTGAAATGAGAACCAAAAATAACAATCTGAATCTGTATTGGAAGCCGTTATTCTTGCGGTTGTATTATTCCAAAGTTCTGCATAAGTTTGACCTGACTCACCACGCATTGTAATTTGACCATTGGTAATTCCCACAAATCCATATGGAGAAAATGACCCAGCAAATTCACTTGATGGTGTAAAAGGAAATCCTCCAAATCTAACATTTCCTGAAGCTGTTGTTTCACTAATCCTCACGAAACCTTGACAATTAACAAGATTGCCAATCTTTGTGTAAGTTCCAGTTTGTTGAACGTAACTCTTATCGCCATCTGACGATGTGAAATAAAGAGTTGGAGTCCACGTACCCTCTTCATAGTCATCGAGAGCATTAGCCGCAGCAGTGTCACCGTTAAAGGTAATGCCATCAGAGGTAAATCTTGCAATTTCAGAAGTACCTATACCAACAAATATCTTAGGTATGCTTCCTCCTGTAGCACCTATTCGTGCATAGTATGGAGTAGACCTAAGACCAAAAACAACTTGACCAGCAACAGTTGTGTTACTGTTTGTAGGATTGTTTAAAAATAATGTAGGGCCAACAGTTACTTGAGCATCGGCAGCAGTTGCATCATAAGCAGTTATGTCACTTATTTTGATTTCTTGTTCTTGCGTAAATTCTTGAGCAGTATCTAGTTTTGCAATATTAGATGGTGTTGGTAATGCTGTTCCACCAACAGATAAAGTGCCATCAACATCCACATCATTGAATGTTGGATTCCTTCCAAAAATACCACCATGTTGTTTAATAGTCATTATTTACCTCACAAAGTTGCAATAACAAAAGCAAGTAATTCTTCATAACGTACACCATAAGTATTACCTGCCGTTCTTATTTGATTGCCATCATCATCAAATTCATCTTCCCATTCATCATAACAAAAAATACCATAATCATTAGGATCAAGACTTTCTGCAACAAAAGCAGCTTGTACCTCTTGTGCAATTACACCAATATGTATTCTTGCATTATCACCTTTTGCTGCAACAGCATCTCTAAATTTAAATTTTTTAATTAGACCTTTTATTGCTGTGGCCACTCTAAGTTCTGCATCACTAAGATTAGCTACTTGCTCTTTCTGTCGTTCATCAGATGTATTGATTGTTCCAGTTGCTGCATAAATAACAGACCAACGATTACCACTTGTTCCAATAGAACCTGTGTTGTCTGTTGAAGGTATAAAAGCTATATCACCTGAGTCAAATGCTGCTTTGGACACACCTCCTGCTTGGAAAAAAACATCTCTTGCTGTTGTATATGTATCTAAATATATATTGCCACTATTAGCATTAATATTAGCAACAACAGTTGCACCACCATCTTCAAATTTAATATTTGGATTACTCGAAGCCACAACAATATCTTGTGTTGTTGTTGTAACTGCTGATCCATTGTACCAAACACCACCTTTATACAAAACATTTGCATCGGCAGTACTATCAGTACCGTTATTTGCTAGAGTTATATTGCCTAAGACTAAACTGCCATTTGCAAAATCAATCGCAGTCGCATTTTCTTTTAGCTCTGTGTCTGAAGTACAGTATACAGTACCTCCATTTGCTTCGATTGCTTTTGTGCAATGCTTTATTCTAATAGGATATGCAGCTATAGCCGCACTAGCCGAAGTTGTTTTTAGAGCATCAACTAAAGCACCACCTTGAGATTGTGCTAAATTTATACTTGTGCCTGATCCAACAGTAAACCCAGCAACACTAGAAGAACCAAAACTTACTCTAACAAACTGTGCTTCACCACCAGCTACACCCTGATATAGTTCTTGAGCCGTAGTACTGCCACCTAATTGTGATCTATTTAAATAAATTTCACTAGCTCCATAACTTCTAAAAACTTTATCACCCGCACCAACAAAACCTGAGTAATCAAAAGCATAAAATCTTGAGCCACTACCTCTTAGAAAAATTAAATCATGCTCTGTTCCTGCAGTTCCAGAATATGCTAATCCAACAAATCTCCACGTCATTCTTCCACCATTTAGGCAGTTAATGAAACCCTCTCTAGCAGAACCATCCCAACCTGTGCTAGTTGCTATAATTGAAGACTTATAAATAACAACCTGATTTGCAGTTAATCCGTTTGTAAGCGTGTTGTCTATTGTGCCAATACTAGGAGCGCCTTGAGGAGAATTTATATCAAAGGTAAAAGTTAATCTATCTCCAGCAATAGCTTTTACGATATGTGCGCCATTAAAACATTCTTCTTCGCCAGAACCTTGTGCGTTTTGTATACCTATAACAGAGCCTACGACAGCATCTGCACTTAATGATGAGCCAACAGTTACAGTAATTTCATAAGTTGTTCCAGAAACAAGCGATGCAGCATATGTAGTTATTTGCTGAAAAGTAGGTGATGCTGTGCCACGTATATCAATTTCAGTACCTGATCCATCAAGATCAATATATGTATTAACAGTATGTTTGCCATCTGCTATCTCTAAATAAAAGGTTGCTTCTGGAGAAACTTTGCATCCTCTCATCCAATTAATCATTGCTTGTATATCGTCACCACTTGTAGGATCACATACAAGTTTTGCTGATTCACCTGACTTTAAATATAATGGTTGATTTGCTGTAAAAGCAGCTAAAGCGGCTGCATCTCCAGTTAAAAAATCTGATACAGACACAAACTCTTGTAGCTTGTTTTGTACTGTGCGTGTTTGCGCACCAGTTCCACCTTGATTGTAGTTTACATTAGCACTTTCGCTGTCTGCTGTATTTATGGCATTACCAATAATCACTTCTATAGATGAGTTTAATGGTGGTGCTTCTGTAAATGTAAGAGTTGTTGTGCTAATACTAAATGTTGATTTTTCTTGATACACACCATCAATATAAATTTGACAGTTATTTTTTGAACCTGCTGCCACTGTAGTAGTGTAGGCTACAGTACTGCCATCACCTATAAATGTGTTATTAGTATAGTTTGCACCAATAACAGTATTAGAAATTAATTCATTTGCAGCTACTGCCTCAATATTTCCTTCAGTATCAAACTTAAATATTTTATCTGCACGAGCAGTAGCACTTGGTAATTCTACATTTAGCACTGGATCAGAATCAGGCATCCTTATTGTTCTATTAATGCCATCATTTAAATCTGAAGCTATAGCAGTAAATCTATCTAACTCTGTATTAAGTTTAGCAACTTCAAATGCACCTGATGATGGAAAGTCAGTAACTCTTGAAAGCTCTACATCTCTTGTAATTATTACTGTTGAACCACCTGCTATACCTACAACTTCATTACCTGCTGTAGTCGTAATAGTACCTGTAGAACCACTGCCACCTGTTACTGTGTAATGTGTAGCTAATGTTTTAAGAGTACCATCAACATAGAAGTTTAAATCTGAATCATCAAAAAACTCAAAGTTTACTGTAAATGTTGTTTGGGTTATACCTGATGCAACTGTATAACTTACTCGTGGTGTATTGTCACTTAATGCTATAGTCATTAGAATCTATTCCTTAAAATTCTATTTATGTCACCCTCATCTGTATCCTGCAGCATACGACCTAATTGATTCATCTCATCACGAATAAACCATAATCGCATATAAGGCAAGTTTTTTATGAATTGTGAGGCTCCATTCATATCACCATCTACTGCAAATTTATAAGCTCCTTCTGCCAAATCATAACCTATACTTGGCCCTGCACCACCTATTCCAGTAAATGCATCAACGTAACTTTTTTCTTGTGGAAATTTTGGCTGAAGTAATCCCATAGATATATCAGGGCCACCTAAAGCTAAAGATGTCTGCATACTTGTATAAAATAAATCACTATACATTGCACCTAAACCTGATGAATCAAAAGATCTGGCCATCTTATCTTCAATGGACATTTTATCCCAAATATAACTTGTTCCTGCTAAATCATACTTAATTGACAATGACATATAACCAAGACCCATAGCTGTTATTGCTGCTATAGCTCTATTTTTTGCCTGTCCTGTTGCCATTGCTGCAGTAATTTTATTTGCAGCAGCAAAGCTATATGACCAAAATTGAAATGGCAATCCTGCTAAACCAGTTTCTATTCTGCTATATCCTCTATATCTAGCATCTTCTTTCATACCAAACTTTTTACCTATCCATGATGGTATATAAGCTACTCCGTCTGCAATAATAGGTTTGTCTGCAGGTGTACCCATAACAACAGTATTACTTACACCTGAGTTTATTGCTACTCTAAACTTATCTAATGTTTCTTGTGAAGTAGTCCATTTTTCAGTATTAGCTAAATACATACCACTATCAGACTTTTCCCAATTAGCATTAGATATTTCTATAGAGGCTTGTTTATCTATGCCATATCTTCTTAAATACATTATATCTTTAGATGTTGCTGTGCCATTTGCATCTTTAATAGCAAACTCAATTAACTCATGTTGTCTTATTATACCATCTAGTTTTTTAATAATATTAGTAATAGGAGCAAGTCCATTAAGTATATAAAATGTAGATCTTGCTTTAGTCCTAAATCCACTTTCCAATGGATTGTTAGTAAGGTCTTCAACATACTTCATATGTGCATCACCTTGAAGTATCTCCAATGCTTCTGCGGCAACACGAAGTTCTTTTCTTGTCATTCTTACTTTGCTGTCCGAAAGGATTCCATATAACCCTTTGAAAACATTCTTCATTTCGTGTTCCATAAATACTTTGGCAACATCAGGAATACTACTTATACCTGCAGAACCTAAGTAATTAAGCTGTGCTAGATCTCTTAACATATTAGCAAATCTTAAATCTAATCTTGTTGGATCTGTAAGAACACGACCAACTACTCTATCGTAAGAGTGTAAAAAGTTTTTACGTAGTTTGTTTATCTCACTTTCAGATCTACCTGCTTTAAGCATATCATCATCAAGATCATCTAAAACATCATCAATAGATCTTCCACCATACTTTTTAGAAAACTCATACTTTGGTGCAACTCTTTGTGTATATATTCTCATTACCTGTACTGGATTAGTTTCAATAAAATCAGTAACAAGTTTATTAGGAATATCTAATTCTCTGTGTCTAAAATGTTTTGATTTGCCATAACCATAAAAAGCAACACTATCATCAGTAAGATCTGTAGCTTCATTAGTAAGTTTTTTAATTACAGAATCAACTCTTTCTTGTACAGACTTAGGATTTGTAGCTCTAATAATCTCATCAGGTGTTCTTGCAGGAACTCTTTCGGTTAATCCTTTAGCATTTTTAATAGTAATTGTTGGATTAGATATGAACCAATCAGTAAGTATTTGTGCAAACTTTTCTCTGTTTTCTTTTATCTTGTCTGCTGACCAGTATCGAGGAAAAAAGAACTCTTCATTTGCAGGTAATACAGGTGTTTCTTTAGCTATTTTTAAAT